TGGAAATGCGCCTTTCTCAGCTGCTAATCGCGCAGATGCTCTATAGCAATTGTCACGCAAGCAAGCGAATACCTTTTCTGCCCACACGAGAAACTCTTGTGAGGCATAAGGCATGCCGAGCATTTCTCCGGCATTAGCCAAACCAGTGACGCCAAGTCCCATTCGGCGCTTGTTCTTTGCTTCATCGGACTGCTGTTTAAGTGGGTAAATTGTTCGATCAATGATATTATCCTGCGCCCTTACTACATCGGGAATATCTTTTTTAAACTGTGTAAAGTCAAACTCGCCATCAACAACATACTTAGTTAGATTAAATGAACCCAACAGGCATGCACCGTATGCGGGAAGCGGTTGCTCACCACATGGATTAGTTGCGCGAATTTCTTCACAATAAAATAGATTGTTTAGTTCTGTAATGCGATCAATAAACAACACACCAGGCTCAGCCCAATCCCAAGTGCTAAGCATGATTTTATCCCAGAGTTCTTTCGCGGATACCGTTTTGTGGTGGATTCCATCGTAGCACAATGCAAAAGAATCGTCGCTATCATTAGCTAGTGCCTCCATAAATTCATCAGTAATACCTACACTAATATTAAAACCAGTAAGCTTATCAGAATTACGTTTAGCAATAACGAACTCCTCAATGTCTGGATGGTCCACGCGTAGTACTCCCATCTGAGCGCCGCGGCGATGGCCAGATGATGCAATGGTTTGACAAACAGCATCGAAGATACCCATAAAAGAAACCGGTCCAGACGCTTGCGAGTCCAAAGATTTAATCCTGTCTCCACGGGGACGGATCTTGGAAAAGTCATAGCCAATCCCACCGCCTCTACGCATCGTCTCAGCAGCTTCACTGGCCTTCTCCATAATACTATTCATGCTATCTTCAATATCGCCACTAACAAAACAGTTGTATGCAGTAGTAATACGGTTAGATCCAATGGCAGATTGTACTCTACCGGCTGGTAGGAATCTCATGTTCCCAAGAATATCCTCTAGACTATACCGATGTTCTTGACCATCACATAGTGCACGAGCAATTCTTTTAATTTTATCAGTAAAGGTTTCCCCTTCCTGTCTATACTTCATCTGATCAATTTCTTCAGATAGTGGCATAGATGGTCCAGAATATTCGATATTGTGCATTTTTTATTTCCTCTATAAGTTAAGTATGCCTTCCTCTTATAGGGGACGTTTAATTCAAATTGCTACATTTCGCATTCTTTTTACAAGGCGCTCAGCTCTATTAGTTACTTGCTGATACCAACGACTATCTACCATTTCAACTGAAGCAGTATGCCAATCCTGTAAAGCTATAGCTGCAAGAAAGTTTTTAAAACCACTTAGCCGCGGTCGACCCATATTAAACATCATATTAGCAATAATTAGTTGGACTTCTTCTGGCAATATTTCGAAACTGGGGAGGAGCTTCTTGCATTCTTTGAGCACCACGTCGACGTCGCGAGCGAAGCATTCGTTGACTCTATCTTCTGAGACAGCTGTTCCAACCGGCTGTCCATACTCTGGATCAGACTCCAAAACAAGATGGCCAATACCAAAAGTAGGCAGACCAAGATGATCGAGATAGATTTCGTACTTAACTCCCTCATCAATCTTAAGCTCCTCTCTAAGCTGTTCTATATTCATTTAGTTAATCCTTTTTTCTTTTCATATGTACGAAGACCGCCAATACCTAACATTCCACCAAGCACAGTCATAAGGCTTGTCATATCAAATTCAGGAAGCTCTGGTATACTTAAACCGTATGCTGTTACTGCAAACAATATTACAGGCTGTAGTACAAAATGATAAGCAAAAGCTGTTCCACATACCCAACCAATAAACGGGCGCCATCCACCTTTAAATATACTACCGCTAGCAGCCTCAGCTTTATTTACTTCTATCTGAGCAAGCGCAAGTTGTTGTGCATGTTTCTCACCCATAGTAGCAAGCTCATGTGCTATTCTAGCTTTTTCATCAGCATCAGGTATAAACTTATCTAGTAGCCCTGTAACTGGGCCTATTAGTGCTTGAATCATGTTGCTATCCCCGGTGTTTTTATTTCGTTATGTATACATTTATATGCTTGAGGTACGTGATCGGGTATTTCTTTTATTGCTTCACGCATTTCTAATGAACGCTCTACACACTGTTGTCTTGTTTCATAGGGCCCTCTAGTGTCTTCCATTTCAAAACAATTGTTAGGGTTTGATGCTAGACAAACCAATACTAATACTTCAAACATTTTGTCCTCCTTTAGGCTAATCCTCTAAGCCAAGTAATATAATAATATCCTCCAATTATAGCTGTTACAAGTGATGTAATAACTATAACACTAGCTATAATACGTTCTTTTCTTGCAGCTTCTGCTTCAAGTGCTTTCTTTATTTCAGCACGTTCATTTGCTATTTCAGCTTGAAGCCTTTCCCATTGTCCGGGTTTACCGTAAAGTTGAAAGATAGACCGTAGTTCATTACGCATATCTTCTAGCTTTTCTTTTTTAAAATGTTTTTCAATAGCTGAATCTTCTGCTAAAGAAAACTTAGATTTCTTTTTTCTTGCTGCACCAAACTGGAGTTCTGCTTCTCCTTGAGCGTAGCGAGCAACTGCATTACTCATAGAGGAAAGGTCACGACCCATCTCTATACCTTTTTTAATTGCGGAATGCCCTGCAGATAGGGCGGCGAAAGCTGACACTGGGTCAATCATTTTAGTATACCCTCACGTTTTCAATGTTAACTTGAGTAGGGATACAATAGGCTGTCGCTCTATCCTTTGGATCCATATAGTCTAGGTATTTATAGTTTCCTCTTCGTTCAGAAACTCGACTGGCAAAATAGAGGCACTCATTTATGTTATAAAAGTACATATCTCCGCTAACTAGTTTTCTTGTTTCCCCTGTCCCCAGATATACTAAGAGCAGGAACACATGTGTCATAGCTGTGTTGTAAGCATAACTGCTAGGCCAACCATTGAAACTGTTGATACCATAATCATAGCTTCAAGTCTCCACAATCTTTTGTCGAGACCTGATAATTTATCTTCTACTGCTTTATAACGTACTGCACATTCTTTTTCGTGTGCTTCTAGCTCTATAGCAACTCGTAGTTCTGGTGTGACTTCCTGTGACATCTTCATCACCCAGCGATTTCCATTAAAGTGATTGCTGATGTGCCTCTGCCCGAGGCAGTATTATCAGTGTTGTATATTGTTCTGTTAATGTAAAAAGAACCTGTCCTAGCAATACCTTGTAACTTATATGTTAATGCTGAAGTGGAGCTTGGGGAATCTAAAAAGTGCATATGGTTTGCACCAGCGTTGTAAATCTCATTACTTGCGCTGCCTAAAAATCCAATCATTGAATACCGTTGCCTTGAACCATCAACATCTGCAAAAGATAAGTCTGTTGTATCTCTTACCAATTTTAATCCAGTGCTATCGTCCCCAACAATCGAGCAATAAACTAACACTAAGATTTTACTGGATGTTGATGAAGGGGTAATAGTCAGAGACATTCCTGTAATATCAGCAAAAGAACTGCTAGGACTTGAAAAGTCATCGGTTTTAGTTGTGCTTTGAACCTGCAATACAGTACCACTAGGCAAACCAGCAGATGTAACTGCGGTAAGAGACTGATTGTTTAATTTTGTAAGTGCCATGTCAATCTCCTATGGTTTTGTAGGCCAAGTTACATCATCAAGAGATGTTGCACTATCTGTAATGTCGCGAAGTGCTTGACGGTATGTAGTCTGTGCAGATGTAGCATTAGCCGTATCAGACAAAACCCAATGGTCAGTTTCTGCAATTAAACGATTACGTTCTGTGCGTAGTTCTTGTAGCTTAAAATTAGTAATAAGTTCAGCTTCTTTTGTTGCTACTGCATCTGCATCCCAAGATACTACGTTGCCATCTTCGTCTGTTGCTACAGCATTGTCACCATCACCATTAATAAAAACAACATTAGCATAAAGTTTGTAAATTGCTTCATGTTTCATCCAGCAATCTCCCTAACGGTAAGTGTAGAAACATACCTCTGGTCATATGTGTTTGTGTCTCTGTCTGGATGTGTCCTGTTGATATATGTTACCGGCGACCCTTGGTTATCAAACCTTCTTGCCGCACGAATATCAAAAGTAACAGCACTGGTTGTGCTAGGTGATACTAACAACTCTCGTGTTACATATGTTGCTTTTCCGTGAGAAGTTTGATCCGTCTGATTATCCATACCATTAAAGAAAGATAGGGGGCGGTTGGATGCGGCATC